CATCTCGCCGGAGCCGCCTTCGGCTCCTTTAATGAAGTCCTTGAAGTTGATGTTAGGCTTGTCCTTAATCATTTCCTCAATGTCTTTAGGTAGATAAGGAGCGAGTGCCTTTTGCACGCTCTCTTGCATGTCCTTGGCCAGCTTCGAATCTCCGATACTCGGAGCATCGAACTTGAACATCGAAGTATCGTAAGTGCCTTGCTTACCTGCGGTGGCTATATTATTGACTACCTTGGTTACGTTGGCCTCTGCGTTGTTTATCCAATCAGGCAGCTTGTAACCAAACGCATACGCCGCGATTCGCGGTATCATAAGCAATAAGCCTATTAACGCACGAACAGGCGTCAAAAACAATTCCATTATAATTAAAGAGAAGTTTTTACCTATAAAAGTCGATATGGCAAGAAAGTTTTGCTTGAAGTTTAGCATAAATCCTATGAGATAGCCAAAACCTTGAACCCATCCCCAGATCATGCCAGTGAAGCCTTCCTTATGCGTTAATCCGCGAAGTACGAAGGCAAGCAGAAGTAATCCAGCAACAAAGCCGAGTAACGGCGCAGTCGCCTTTAGCCAAGCTAAGACAGCTTTATTACCAAAAAGTTCAATGGATACAGATAAAACTTTAAACATAAATTTCAACGGCTCTAGCATCATCATCATAGATCCCATGACCCATTTTAACGATGCCAACGCAAAGCCTACGACAGAGAACGCTAAAGCGTACTTTAAGAGTTTTAGTCCTAGCATTGTGTATTGCTTAACCAGCTCTTTGTTATCTTTCATCCATCCAACGGTAGCTTCGGTGTACCGAACGACCGTCTCTAATCCTTTTTTCAGTTCGACTACGAATGTCTCGGTAATCTGGATCTTGATAAGGTCCAAAGTTTCAAGGAATTGGTTAGCCCAACCAGTCAAGCTCCTAGCTTGTTCGTTAGTAATACCGGCGAAATCGCCGCCTTTGCTGGTTTCCACTTGCAAAGCAGCTTTGATGATATCCGAATCTAACTGACGCTTTCGCATCGCAGTTAGAAGGAAGTCCATCTGCTTTTCGATTTCCTCGTCGGTGGCTACGCCCTTACCGCCTGCTAGTTCTTGGGCAGCAGTCTTTAGCGGGTTGAAACCCGCATTGACCAATTGCCGTAGTTCTTGGCCCTGTAGCCGACCAAAGCCGGAGGCTTGGGCGGTAGCAAGAGCGAGTAGTTCTAACTTGGCGGTATTACCGCCTGCTACGTCACCAAGCATCCTGGTAATTTCCATAGCCTCTTTAGCGGATTGGCCATACTTCATCAAGTTCGAAGCTGCTTCCAGCACGCCTTCTAGCTTGTATGGCGATTGGATAGCAAATCGTTGCATCTCCTCGATGACTTCCTTAGCAGCTTCCGCTGAGCCTGCGTAGGCTCGCATTTGTATTGTAGCATTCTCTACTTGAGCGAACGGCGTTAAAAAGCCTACCGACATTTGGGCTAGATTCTGGATGCCTCCCGAGTGCATGAACATATCTGCTCGGGCACCCATCATGCTCGATCCCATGCCATTATTGAACATCTTGCCGACTAGTCGGCGAGCCTGCTTACGCTGCCCTTCCATGTGACGAGCCTGCTTACGCTGTGCTGCTTCCGCAGCTTTTCTGTCCGCTTCGTCTAGTCGCATTCGCTGCAAGCGAGCGGCCAAGCGAATGCCAGCACGCTTAGTATTCGCATCTTGCTGAACTTTGGCATCAGCAGCTAGCTGCTGCTTTTGGAAGATAGCTCCTGATTTCACTAACGCGGCCAGCTTAGCGTTTGCTGTCGCTAACGATTTCGCTTTAGCTTCTACTTCCCGTTTATTAGCTTTATCCTCAGTCTCTCTTGCTGTGCGGGCAGCATCGTCCAATTTCTTGTTGCGTCTTATAGTTTCTAAGCGACGTTGTTGTTTACGCCTTTCGGCGTTAGCGACTAGATCGGTTAGGTCCATGCCAGATGCCTTAGCAGATTGATTTGATGCCAGAACCCCTTTCTGCACCTGTAGGCCGAATGATGTAAGACGATTCGCATTCTTGCCTTGTCCAGCACCTAGATTAAGAAACCGCTGTACTTCTCTCTTATTTTCCTTTAGAGTGTCTGCGGTATGCTTCTTTAGATTTTTCCTGAAGCGATCCTGTTGCTTGATAACGGATTTTTGCATTCCGTCCATAACGGCTTTGTTCGCAGGCGAGACAACGCCTCTGAGATACGCCGGGAGTGAGTTCAGAGACTCTTTAACTGCTTTGACTTGCTGTTGCGTATTCTTGCCGAAGCTGGTGGTCATCGCCTTGGACATATCGGCAATAGATGACTGGACCTCCTTTGCCATCTTATTTGCGCCGGAGATCACTTTATCATACGCCGTCAACGCCTTTGACGGATCGGCAGTAATCTGGATATTTAGTGGCGGTAGTTCGCGTTTAGGTGCGGTCATCTTTCCTTAACTCCGAAAATGGCAAGGAATGCCTCTTTCATTTCTTCATCACCCAAAACTCGTTTAGGTGCTTGTTCAAATTTGATTAAATGATCTTCAAGTTTCGTTTGGGCGTTTCCCATCGTGCGGTAAACTGCTTGAGTAGTAGCCGCTTGGTAGTATTCCCACTTTTCCACTTTTCCTCGCCTAATAACAAAATAGGCTTGCCACTTCTCGAACTCCTCAACGGTCGTGTACCGTTTAGCGAGTTGGACAGGCAAGCCTAGTTCATGTGCTAGGTTGTACCAAAGGTACTCCTCGTCACTTAGGACTTTTTTGGGTCGGCTTCTCCGTCATCGCTCCGATCCATCTTATTGAGCTTCAAGGCTAGTTTGTGTAGCTCTTGTAGCGTTTCATCCGGCCAAGTCTTTAGCACATCCTTAGCTACTAACTTGCCGTCTGGACCTTTCAAGCACCTGCAAAGCAGGTCAGTGAATTGACCAGTGAAGTCGTTGAACTTTACCACGTTGCCGTCTTTGTCGAGATCGACTTTAGCGGCTTGTGATACTCGGAAATCATCTGCCTGTTCACCCGTAAGCTGGCACAGCTTGTAGGTGTGTTCGTGATCCTCATCATCGATGATGATTACAGGCTCAGATTTGGTTTTGATCGAAAAGGACATACACGTCTCGCAAGAGTAAAAGAAACAAAGAATCGGCGGTCACTAGCCGCCGATTTATAGTTAGACTGAAAGTCAGGACTACGGTGCAACCGTAGTAGTCGTTCCAGTAGTGTAAACGTAGCCGAACTCAGCAGGCGGATTGCTGGTCGTCAAGTTACTTGGCTTCAAGGTCAAAGTAGCCGTAGGCTTCTCGTTGATAGTAAGAGCCGAAGGCTCTAAGCCCTGAACGATGCAGTAAACGAGCAAGCTAGAACCATCTCGGAATCGGATAGTAACGGCTCGGTTCTGCCGAGCGACCGCTTTGATCTGGTCGAATGCTCCGACCGCGTAGTGGACGGTAACACTGACATCGCCCATAGTGAGCAAGGCACCGGCGTGATGTCTACTGGTTCGAAAAGTGCCGAAACGCCGTCGATGGCAATCGTGGTTTTGAAACCATTGGACAGGATTGTGTTTGACATATTAAGAAATGGCTATCAAAAAGGATTGTGTGAAACGCCAACGGCGTGTTTGGGGCTCTTGGCCCATACATCCTATTGTATTAGCTTTGCTGATACATTGCACGATTTTCCCACCTGTGGAGGTCGCTGTGACGTTCTTTAGCACGTCCTCCCAAATCACAGGTAAGGCGTTAAACGCCTCATTGTGGTCGTGGGCTCGGACGTGGACCTCGACCAAATTCCGCTCGGTGTGCTCTCCGCTCATATTCCGGTCGTCTAGGCGACCCCGACCGTCAAAGCAGAGAATAGCCTTATCGGGCTGATCTTGCATGTGATTCACGTACACGGCGAAGCCGAGGCTGGTAGCCTTGGTCAAAATGACATTGGCAAATAAGCCCGCAGGTGACTGTTGGGGAGGTAAAGTCGTAGTTGTCATGCTGAAGCTATTGCCTGCCAAAAGAGGTACGAAGCGTCGTCTACGTTATTTTCGACTGCCACTTCGAGGTATTTTACCTCGTATGGCTCATCGTGCTGGTAAACGGCATATTCAGCGGGAACCCGCTCTCGATTACCCTTGAAGAATCCCTTGACTGGAAAGCCAAAGCCGACAACGGCTACGGCATCCCAGCCGCTACCTTCGACGAAATAATCGCCGGAAGCTCGCAAAGCACCTGTATCGACGGGCGTAATATCGAGGGAATCCTTGAGGATTTGGCGAGCAACGCCGCCTAGCCCTTGGGCATATGCCTTGCCAGTATCCTTGTGGTACTTGCGTAGGGCTTTCTCTAGTTCTTTTATTCCCTCGACTTTTACCTTCATGGATCAGTCTTTAAGTTAGGTATTTTCTTGTCGATTTTGTCGAGAGCACATTTAAGGCCGTCCAACGCGTCAGCGTTTCGCTCTAAGTGAACTGCCGTCTTATCTAAGTGCTTCGATGTTTCTTCAAGGTGCTTGACAGCAGCGTCTTTGAGTGGAATGGCTACGTGGTCAAGGAGAATCTTTGTGAACTTGTAGATACCATATAGAAGGGCACAAAGAACGGCAAAGGCTACGCCGTTGTTTATGATGAATTGGATTGTTTGTTCGGACATTATGCATACGCTTCAAATAGAGTAACGGAACGGGTTTTCAGCATCGGCGTCTCCTCTACCATGATTATCTCATGCACTCCGGTATTGCTTTTCGGTACTGTAGGGCTGGTCAGGCTAGCTAAAGACCCTTTGCGTACCATGCCTTTAGGCTGTAGCCGCGATTGGGTGATTAGCTCGATCTTGGAGAATACAGGAGATCCATCCTCAGCGAATACTTGTTTGATACACTCATCCCACCGGCAAGTCATTTGTACCGGAGCCGAATAAGTCGGATCGCCGTAGCGATTAGCTCCTGAATAGGCCCAGTACACCATCGTATCTTTCTGTACTTCTCTTATGATTCTCATGCGACTTCTGTACCTGCCCAGAAGAATTGTTTCAATCCTCCACCCGTAATGACTCGGTTGTTCCAGGCGGCTAGCCGCCCCGAGCTATCGAGCATCATGGCAGTTGCTCCGAAGTGCGTAATACCGAGGCCGCTATCGAGCTTGGTATCGTATCGTACTTGCAGACTCTTGACCTTTTCCATGCTCACACGCGGATCGCTCACAGCGATTAGGTGCGCGGCAAGGTATCGCGTAACTAGGTCAAACGTGGCATCGTCTAAGCGATCTCCTACGACGTTCGTAAGCATCAGTACAGCATCGTCGATGAACGGCTGTACTTCTGGTATTCTGTCAGCAGCAAACGCCACTAATCGCCTTACGTCGTCCTCGGTGGTTGCCATTAGTTCTTCCAGGTAAGTAAAGAGCCTTTATGTATTTTCTTGCCGCCGTTGGCGTCGTAGATCTCGTAGAACGGATAAGCACCCTTAGTCGGCTTCGCCGTCTCGTCGATTACGTGCTCGGTATCGTTCTTCCAATCCCAGCCATTCTTGACCCATTGCGGTAATACACGCTCTCGGTCGTAGTCGCACCAGCGACAGGACTTGATGGTGTATTGGATGACCGTGTTGCGTAGTTTCTTGGGCTCCGCTGGCGGAGCAGCTTTTGCCGCTTCATGCAGGCTATCGTGTAGATCCAACATTTCCTCGCGGCTCAGGCCGCTAACATCTTGCTTATGGTCGTTCTGCAAGTGATCTTCGATCTTACCCGGAAAAGACCAATGGCGATTTGATTTTGGCTTAACTTCAGGGGTGACTTCAGGGGTGACTTCAGGGGTCGGCGAGCCGGAATCAATGCCTTTGTCTTTTGGCTGGTCATCTGCGATGATGCCAATAGGCTGGTCTAGTTCGATTGGTCGAACTGTAACCGTACATCCTACAGCAAACAAACATAAAACGATCAGTAGTAAATTTTTCATATTGAACCTGGATTCACTTTAGAGCCTGGGAATACCCAGAAAACGTGTGTTTTGGCACATTGCCACAAGCTGCTCATCGTGATTAGTCCGAAGCCATCTTCTCCCCACCCAGAGCCGCCTACGCGACCTAAGAGTGGATTCTTGGATGGACCCCAAGAGTTCTGGATGTCGGGATGGACTAGATCCTCGCCACCAACCCATTTACCACTGTGCAATAGCACAGCATGATTTCCGAAACCTGCCGACTGCTGGACATAGCCTTGACGTAACGCCGAAAAGGATCGGCCTGCGTGGACGGCTATTTCGACTTGGTGATCCCGAGCCAAAGCGGAAGCAATGGCAATCTTGAATGTCTGATAGTCGGTATTAGGAACTCGAAAAGGCTCGAACGATTGGAATGTTTTTGCCGCTTCATCTGCTGCCTTCAGCAGCGGTTGATTGACTTGGCGGCGGTTGAATGCTGTTAGCGGGAACAGCATCTCGACTCCGTTTACTCGGAGTTTTACGGGGGCTACGCCCCCTTGCATCGTGTAGTTCATGTTGTCTATCAACTGTGAACCACCATCGCGTCCGCGATTGACGTTCATGTACAAGTGACTATCGGCCAGAAACACTTCTGCCATGCCATCGAGGGCTCGACGATTGTGATATGCGGCGATGGTTGCGCTGCTAGCACACTTACCGACCGATCCTTGGTTGACAATCAAGCCACTTCGTAGTCGTCTAAACGACTTGTACTTATCGCCCTTCAGCGACTTCTCTATATCAGCCGGATCGAGAAATCGATCTTCGCCGTATAGAGGATAACGCAAAGCGTTTTCGGTATCTTCCTTGGTAGGCATCAAAAGCCCAGTGGCTACTTGCGAGCCATCGGGCAATGTGATTACGTCGTACTCGTTACTCATTTAAGTATGTCCTCAAGTCCGTTCTGCCATTTGACGACTTTCCGTAGACCAGTAACTTTATTGTCGGCAACCTCTGCCGCTGCTAGCAGCGGAGGTTCGACTCTAAGGCTTGCAGCCTTCGCAATCACTTCCTGCCAGTTAGGATCGTCTTGGTCGATGACTAGCCACCCCTTGAAGCCGTGCTTTTCTACGAAGCTCTTAGCTTCACGAATGGCGATTACTTCATCGACGCTTGGCGTCTGCTTTTCGTGTACACAAAGTAGTAAGGTGCCGTTAAGCGATTTACCGCTATCCGGCAATTTACTCGGTAGTAAATAACTCGCTCCGAAGATAAACAGAGCGAGGAATATGACCGCTAACGGTCCTGGTTTGTTGTCCATCGTTTACTCCTTTGGAGGAGTAGGCGATGCAATCTCGGATAGAACAGTTACCAAGGCCGCAACGCCTTCCTTCGAGCCGTGCTTTTCCATGTAACGCAAAACGGCTTCGGTGTATTGCAATGCTACGGCTCGGTCAGGGACGCTAGGAGCGTCCGGCTGGCCTTTCATGGATTGCTTATGTAGACGTTCTAAAACGTCCTCGATAAGTGAATCACGTTTGTCGTTAACTGGCAACAAGGGCTTCACAAGCCGCCAGATTGCCCAGATACCACCAGAACCGCCGACTATGGCGGCGATAACTGCAAGAATTGTTTGTAGGTCCATACTTATGCCCCGTACCGGATTGCTCCGACAAATACTTCATCGTCTTTTTGGTCTAGGACAGGCACGCCCGATGCTTGCCTGTTGGAAAAATACTGAAACACCGCCATAAGCACTTGAATGAACAATGCGATTAAGGCAGGATCAATAGATTTGGTTCTTCGATCTTCCTTGACTAGCCGCTCGAATTCGACTTGGTTGCCGCTTGCAGCGGCCCAGTGAGTCTTAGCGACTTGCACCGCAAGTCGCTTGTGTGCCAATGACAGTTTCTTTCTGAACATTTCGTTTAGCCTTCTAATAGCTCAAACTTAGGTCGGCCCCAGATTGCGATCATATCGTCGTCTGATTCGACAATATCACCGACTTTGTAGACCTTAGAGGAAGTGTGATACTTTCCGCCTAAGAGCTTGTACTTACGTTTCTTGCTCTTTACTTCGGGAACCGAAGCAGGAGCCTCAACGACTGGTTCTTGGACAGCAGGAGCCTCAACGACTGGCTCAGTAGATGTTACTTCGTCTTTTGATTTCGCCATGATAGATAATCACCCTTAGTACAAAAATACCGCCCACTCAGGGGTGAATCTGAATGAGCGGTATGGCGGGACGAGGATTTGAACTACTATCGATTAGACAGTGGTTGCGTTTCCGGTGAAGTGGACAATACCGCTTCGTCCGTTTTGGTCCGTTTTCATCAACGGAACCATCATCGCCATGACTCGGAAGTTAATGGTTTCACCGCCATCGGTTGACCATTGAACTGTTCGGAGGTCCATACCCATCAAGACCGAGGCGGTCATTTGATCTCGTTGAACCAAGAGCAGTTGGTTGCCGGTAAGGTAATCCAGTTGTTGGATGTTGGCGATACCTGGGATTTGCTGCAACTTACCGAGAACGTTTGGTCCTGCGTAGTTTGCAGTATAATCCTGAAGCATAAATCGCATCAACGCTGGGCTATAGAACAGGTTATACGGCCCGTACTGGAAGTCGTCGTGAGCGGCTTGGATCATTTGGAGCACGCTGTTGAACAACATGCTTGGGTTCCATCCAGCAACCGTTGGGTTGAGGAAGGCACCAGTATTACGTCCAGGAAAGTTCGTCAAGCCGAACAAGCTTTGTCCGCCGTAGGAATACGATCCCCAGTTACCGAGAACAAGCTTCTCAGCAGCTTCAGCGACCTTGCGACCGCAGTATTCAAGCATGTGAACTGGAAGTCGCTGTCCGGTCTTACGAGCGATAGCGATTTCGCGTGCTTCAAGGCTGAATTCCTTGTGGATGATCGGCAACGGAATGCTGACCAAATCAACAGTCGTTCGATCATTACCAGTGTTCGACTTAGGCGACATGCTGATAGTAGCATCGTCAATGTCGCTAACTCGTTCGTACTGATAGATCGAGTGGCTGTAAGCCTCTGGGAAGTTGACCGACTGGCCCGATGCCTGAAGGGTGTTAATCAATTGGAGACGAGGACGGGCGACTTCTACGAGTCGTTGATCCAAGAACTCCCATTCATTCTTACGGAGAACTGCTCCGGCGTTGGTTGCCAACTGTGCTTGATACTCACGGTTTCCGTCAGCATCGTACTTTCCGTTCCACACTGGAACGTAATCGCGTCCGTCGCTTCCGACGAAAGGTCGGAACGACATATAGTCGCCTGCTTTAAGCAAGCGGCTTGCAACGGAACCAGAAGCGTCGAAGCCTGATCCGTTGTTTACAATGAACTCTGTTTGTACTTCACTCATTTTTGATCTGTGAGGCTTTCTTTGGGATTAGGCAATTCGAACGAGCATTAGTTGTTCACCAGAAGTCGTTCCTGCTTCTTCAGCAGTAGCGAAAACTTTAGGAACAGGAGTTGTACCGTGACCGCTAGCTAGGACCAAAAGTCCTGCGTTGTTGACCATGAGACGGTCGCCGATAGCGAGAGTCACGCCGTTAGGAACTCTTGCGTAACGCAAGGCACCCGCAGGGCTATACTCGGCTCGGGCAGGGGCACCTGCGGCATATGCCACATCGACACCACCAGTAGATCCGTCGCCTTGGAACTTGTCCTCGATAACGAGGAGAGTCGGTACTTCAATACCTTGGGTATTGACTACCGCCAATTCGTTAGCGGAATTTCGGAGAACGAAAGTTCCTGGCTTGATCGAGCTACCGGAAACGGTAGGTCGCTCAATCATTGGACCTTCAACTCCGGTATCTTTGATAATTGTGTTTGCTAATGCAGTTGTCATAGCTTATTTGCTCTTTGCGAAAGAAGGAGGAGGAAGGGGAACCGATTCGCTGGAAGCGGTGGAACCGCTTGCTTGGTTGCCCACGAAAGCCTCGCCAGCGTAAACGCCGGAGTTTTGCTTAGGAGCAGGAGCAGCGATAACAGTTGCCAACTTGTTAAGGTGTGCGGTAGAGAAGGAAGCTAGTTCTTCCTTGGTGAATGAATCCTTGGTGTTCGCCACGATCTTGTCGATCAGAGCTTCTCTCGCCTTGACTGTTGCATCAATGGCGTCGTTGATTTGGTTCTTGACGCCCTCCGAAGCATGTTCGAGCAATTCGGAAACCGAATTACAAACGATCTTCGCAGGCGATTGAACTGGTGCGGGAGCAGGAGCCGGTGCAAGGGCTTTCTCGAAAGCCTTGAACTGGTCGTCGCTCATGTTCGTTACGAACTCAGCGTGTTCGCTGCCGAGCTTGTTGATGAGGTCTTTTCGTTCCATGTTCTCTTGTTTTTGGTTTTGGACTGAGTAAGTAACTTTGCGAGTTACAGGTGTCGCATTACCTATTAGTTTAACTAATCCAGATTCCATTGCATAATTTTGGCGAAAATAGGAAGATTCCCCTTGACTGGACTTTTCGAAGATTGCGTAATCGGGGTATACTGCTGTCACATAGACCCATGTACTGTCGCCGTTTGTTACGATGTTTTCATGTGCGGAACGCACAGCTTCCGATACGTCACGTAGACGTTCGATTAGGTCTTTCTTGTTGCCAACCAGTTCAGGATCTCTTTCAGGTCGAGAAGGCTTCTCAGCCTTATTGACGAGAAGCCCCGCACCATCTTTAAGTGAGCAGGCACCTTCCCCTGATAGGATGATTGCCAAGTGGTCAGGACGATAGTTCGTCGCCTTGGCGACGTATTCGTTGTTAGCAAACGTACCTTGTAAGGGCTGTGCATCGATATACAATCCTGTAGATACTTCGAGCTTTTCGCCTGCGTGTAGCGCAGCTTGAACAATCTCGGCTCCTGGTACTTTGCCTAAGCGGTCGATCTCAAACCACGCTTCAGCGACTAGTCGCTTTTTGCGTTTATCGTACTTGGTGTTGAGGACCATCCCTACGGCGTGCTTCTCTAGGGATTCGGGCGAAGCCCCCGACACCTTAGTACCATCGGACGTTTCAGGGTGGTTAATGGTGATTGGCTTGGCGTTCCAAGCAGGCACCGACATAGCAATGTCATTGCCTTCGTAATAAACTGGACCCGCAGAACCTTTCCATACGCCTTCGACGATCATGGAAACAGGAGCTACTAGGTAGTTTCGGCCTTGTAAAGTCTTTTGTGATACCTTAGCCGACGCTAGGTTCGCTATCAGTTTTTCCATCTTCGGAATACTCCAATACGTTCTTTTCGTTCCAGTAAGCTACAATTCCTACGAAAGCAGGAATATGTATGTTCCACACAAAGTTGACGATACCTTTATCGATCTCGCGGAGATGATATTCGCATTGCTCGACGATTTCGTCGTCGCTCAATTCACCTTCAACTTCGGTCATGCTATTGACGAGGTCAAGATCCGCGACATCCATAGCGAATAGTGCCGCAGACTCTACGTCTTTTTGTTTCATAGCTGCTACAAAAAGTTGAGCAGCGAGTGGGTTAAAGTGCATTATCGTTTGGGCCTTTGTTGGGTGTTAGTTGGGGTCTTGTTAGGGTCTTTCGATTGTCCTGGCTTCGGCATTTTGGGGATCGAGCTTGGGATATTGCCATTCGCCGAACCAGATAGAACTGCCTTCAGTTCCGCTAGAACTGGCGAGAATTCAGTCTTATCAGCGGCCATGATCGCCTCTACCATCTGAGCAGAGAAGCCCATGACTTTGCCTAGATATTCAGGCAATGGAATCAAGGCTTCGGCACCCGAAGTCGCGTACCTCGCTAAGCCTTCGGACATCTTGGCAGCTACTTCGGCTTGCTCGATGATCGAGAGCGGAGCCATAGGCTCCCATCTCACCATATAAGGTAATGGCTGATCTTGCTGCGGCTTTGGTTCTGGAAGAACTCCTGCCTGGATAAGACGATCAAGCGTCGGTCTGATGATGTATGGCGTTACGTGACGCTCTTTTCTAAGGGCAATACGTTCTCGCCAAAGAATGGTGTCCTGCGGGCTGTCTAGCTGGCCTTGCTGCGATCCTATGAATGTCTGCATTGGAATGCCTTTGTTCATGGCAATCAGCATCAATAGGTTCTTAGTGTGATTGGTAGGATCAGCTACCTGCGGCAATAGCGATTTAACGCTTACGCCGACCATAGTGATGTACCGCTGCAATCCTTCGGCATACAGCTTTACGTCCTCGCGTAACGCTTCGCGTTCTTCTGCGGAGAAGTCGCCATGCTTTGGATCGACTTCAAAGCTAAGTCCTGGGAATGCACCTTTCCAAAACATCTCACCAGAGCCCCCTACGACCTTTCGTAGATCGAGGAGACGGTTGTACACGGATTCCATCCGTGGGGCACCAAAGATCTCGGATTCAATGCGATTGTCCGCTATGTGGACGACCCGCGACCAGTGGACTCGATGATTCTGGGCAGTTGTTTCGGTAGAGCTAGGATGCTCTTGGAACGTCAATGTGTAGTATCGCGGTTGTCCGTAACGCGGATTCCTGCGGTCGTCCTCGAATTCCATGATGGAAACGGAGCCTTCGCCGAATACTCTGTAGTAGAGTATTTGCGCATCGCCACGCGATTCCAGTGGTCCGGTTTCGTCGAAGCCCGGCGCGGGCGTCTCGAACTCCCCGCCATCGTCGAAGCCGAGAAATAGAATACCGAATCGTCCGATACCGCTTACGCGGTCAGCACGATGGAGGTAAGAATACAGATTGGTCTTTGCGTTTAGGCGGTCAACCGCCTTTTCGAAGTCGGTTTCGCGTTCTTCCTCGGTTTCATAGACGCTTGGATAGTCTTTCCAGCATTCGTCCGGCTGAATATCCACGACCCGATTGGCAATTTCATGGCGACGATACATCGTCACGTAATTGGCATTCGTGATAGTTTCGGGATAGCCGCACATCTGATCGAGATCTCGATCTAGATTTTCGCCGTCCATAATAGGCACACCGGCCAAGGCCCGGTCAAATAAGTTTGTGACCAGTTCTAGACTGCGAATGTGCTGTGTTGGATCGGGTTTCACGGTACTTACCTGAGAAAGAATTAGAGACGCTAATTCTGTATTGTACCATGATTGAAGATATTACCTCGATTTTCGATGCTAAAACGAAAAACCCCCTCGGACGAAAGGATTAAAACTTCCGAGGGGGTCTATGTAGCTTGCCGGTAAAGGAGGAGAGCAAACCCGGCAAGCAAGGAGGAGTTACATCTGCTTGACGCAACTGTGACACTTCCATTGTACCCCGCTAGCGGGGCGGTGTCAAGAGATGTAATAAAATTCTTGTCAAAGTCAAATCGTTTGATACAATGGTATGTTCCACGGCCTAGCCGTGGCGGGTGGACTCGGGGCTGGACGCTCCCCATCCGGGCGCGTGTTAGCGTGAAAGCCAAGCCTACTAGGTGGCAGATCGGGTAGTCAAGCATTACGACTTGGGAAGCTGAAAGCTTCGGGG